AGGTGGAGATGGTGCGGATGTACGCCACCAATGAGGTCGAGTACAGGGATGCCATCTTGACCGAGGCTGGGGCACGCTTGGCCGGGATCAATGACCGCGTGCTCATTCAAGAATGAAGAACTACTTGGACGACATCGGGAGGGCCATCCCCCGCGTGCTTGAGGTATCCGCCGCCTACGAGCTCAGGGGCAACCCGGACTGCCTCCAGTTATATGGATACTATGAGTGGGGTCGCCCGTGGTGGCGCAAAGTCCTGCTCGGAGTAAGCAATGGCGCAGGACTACGAAATCAACGTTAAGGTCAAAGGACTTGGGGAGGCCGCCAATCAACTGGCCGACTTCACTGATGAGCTCAACAAAGCCCGAGAGGAGGGCCAGAGCGTTAGCGGCGCGTTGGATTACGCCACCGGCGGCGCAGTTACCGGATTCAAGAAAGCCGCATCCGGGGTCAAGACCTTCATCAAGGGTCTGAAGATGACCCGAGCCGCATTGATTGCCACGGGCATCGGTGCTTTCGTTGTGGCGGTGGGTGCGTTGGTTGGCGCATTTACCAAGACCCGCAAAGCCACACGCGCTCTCAACGTGGTGTTTGCAGGTATTGGTGCCTCTCTTGATTTGATTTTCAGCCGGATGCAGGCTGTTGGCGGTTATATCGTTCGGCTGTTTACCAAGGGCCACACGGCAGCGGCGGCAGCATTTCGCGAAGAAATGGACGCCCTGCCCGGCAGCATAGCAGAAGCGCAACGCCAAGCGGTTGCATTGGAGAAGGCCACCCAAGCCCTGACCGATTCCCAGCGTGCTCTCACCGTTCAACGTGCCAAGGATCGCGCCGAAATCAAGGAGCTCAACATGGTGGCGGAGGACACGACCCGCACCTTAGAGGAGCGCGAAGCCGCCGCACAGAAAGCCATCGATATCGAGAAGGGGTTGATGGCTGAGCGGGAGCGTATCGCCGCAGAGGAGTTGCGCATCGCCCAAGAGAAGGCCGCCATGTCGGACAGTTCCGAAGAGGAGCTCGATAGGCTTGCGGAGCTGGAGGCCAATCTAATCGACATCCGCACGGAGTCGGTAGAGCTTCAGACGACGCTCAACAACAAACTGAACACCATCCGCCAACAGGCCACTGCGGAAGCAGAGAAGCAAGCCGCCGCCGAATCCGAAGTTCTGGCATCTCTTGCAGAGTCAGCACTTGCAAGGCAAGACGAGCGCACACAAGAAGAGGCCAAGGTTGCCGCTCATTACAAAGAGCTTAGGGAAAAGGCGGGGAACAATGCGTCCTTGTTGGCCAAGATTGCCGAGGACGAGCGGTTGGCAATGCAGGAGATTGACGACAAGTACAATCAAGAGCAGATCGATGCTCAGGACAAGGTTCGCCAAGCCTTAGCCGAGGCGGGCATGACTGAGCGAGAAAAGGAGAAGGCCGCTATTCAAGCCCATTTCGATTCGCTGTTGGAGCAGGCCGGAGCAAACGCGGAGCTGCAAAAGGAAGTCGAGGAAGCAAGGGAGACCGCATTGGCGGAAATGCGCGACCGCTTCCGAGCGGAGGATAAAGCTAAAGACGACGCAGCCCGACAAGCAAAGGACGACGCAGACGACGCGCAACGAGAGAAGGACCTGCAAAAAGAGCAGGTGTACCAGGACAACCTCGCCGCCTTGAAGGAGACCGCCATTAGCTCCACCTTTGGCATCCTGAGCAACCTATCCAAGGCGTTTGAGAAAGACACCGAGGAAGGGCAGCGCAAGGCGTTCAAACGGAACAAGGCCATCAGTATCGCCGAGACCTTGGTGAGCACATACCAAGCCGCGCAGAAAGCCTACGCTTCACAGCTGGCCATCCCGTCCCCCGACGCACCTATCCGCGCACAAGTGGCAGCCGGCATCGCCGTAGCTGCTGGTTTGGCTAAAGTGGCCGCCATCAAGTCCACCCAATTTTCTGGAGGCGGCAGTACGGGCGGAGCCGGAGGCGGCGGAGGTGTGCCCGGTGGTGGCACCCAATCCATCGGGGTGGACGTGGGCACGCTCGTTCCGAGAGCCGGACAACCCACACCGGAACCCGTTCGGGCATATGTAGTCTCGAACGAGATTAGCAACAAACAGGCCCTCGACAGAGAGCTACAAATTCAAACGACGCTATGAGAACCGTGGAGCTATTGATTGACGAGGAGCAGGAGGACTTCGGCGTGGAGGCCATCTCCCTAGTCAAGTTTCCCGCTATCGAGGAGAACTTCGTGTACTTCAACAAGGAGCAGAAGTTGACCCTCGCCCGTATCGACGAAGACCGGCAGATGCTCATCGGGCCAGCCTTGATTCCGGACAAGATGATTCCCCGCTGGGACGACGCCAAGCAGGAAGAGTTCGAGGTTTACTTCTCCAAGGATACCGTGGCCAAGGCTGCCGAGCTGTTCATGCAACAGAAGCGAAACGACGAATACACCGTTGAGCACCGCGCCAAGGTGGACGGACTGTCCATCTTCGAGTCTTGGATCGTGGCCGACGAGGACAAAGACAAGGCCGCCGTGTATGGGTTCAATGTCCCGGTCGGTACTTGGATGGTGTCGGTGAAGGTCCACAACTCCGACGTGTGGATGGACGTCAAAGACAAGAAGTATCGCGGCTTCAGCATCGAGGGCTACTTCATCGACAAGCTCATCAAGATGGAGGACGTGACGGTGGAGACCATCGCCGCGGCCCTGCGTGAGGTGTTGGAGCCCGCCGCATACCTCGACGGCAAGCCCCTGTTTGATACCGCACTGGAGGCCAATCTCATGGCCGAGGCTTTGGGGTGTGAGGGGCACCACAAGCACATGATTAACGACCGGGTGCTGTACATGCCGTGCAAGACCCACGAGGCCCTCGACCCCCTACTTGCCAACGAATAAACGCGGGTTATATCCCCGCATGAAAACTCGACCCATGTCCGTGATTGAAAAACTCAAGGAGGCCGTCCGTTCCGTAGTTGATGCGGAGCGTCAGGACCTCTACGCCGAAGCCCGCCTCCAAGATGGTCGGGTCGTTGCAACCGAAGCCGAGCAATTCTCCGCCGGCGTAGACGTCCGCGTGATGAGCGAGGACGGCGAAGCCGCACCCCTGCAAGCTGGCACCTACGAACTCGCCGACGGCGGTGAGCTCAAAGTCGACGACGACTCCAAGGTGGCCATGATGGAAGAAGAGGAGAAGAAAGACGAGGAGCTGGCCGAGCACGAAGAAGAAGAGAAGGACGAGATGAGCGCGGTGAAGGCCGCCCTCGTTGACCACTTCCAAATCTCTGAGGAGGTCGCCGAGCAAATCGTGGAAGTCGTGAAGGACGCCATGAAGCCGGCCAAGGCTGAAGAGGAGATGGAAGAGGAGAAGAAAGAAGAAGAAATGGAGGAAGAGAAGAAGGACAAGGAAGAGATGTCCGCTCTGACCGACCTCACCCACGAGATGGCCGTGGCACTCGAAGCCATCAACAAGCGCCTGGCAAAGCTGGAGGAAGAGCCCGCCGCCCAGCCTGAGCGCGTGCTCCCGAAACAAGAATTCAAGCAAGAGACCAACCCCAACCTCAAGGGGGTGGATCGTGCGTTCAACATCATTTCCAATTTCTCATGAGTAAGAAGTACAACTTCGACATTCAGGTAACGGACAACACCTACGCCGGTGAACTCGCGTTGCCGTATGTCACCGCCGCCATCACCGGCGCGGAGACCCTGCAAAACAACCGCGCCCGCCTCATTGAAGGTGTGGTTCACAAGGCGGTGATTTCCAACCTCGGCTTCAACCAACAGGATGGCGGTGCTACCGTCGTTCAGGCTGCAGCGTGCGCCGGAACAGACGGGGCCAACTTGGAGCTCACCGAGCAGATCGTGACCCTCACCGATTTGATGGTGAAGGAAGTCATCTGCCGTGACACCATCTTCCCCACGTTCATCGCCGCTCAGGGCCGTATGCGCCGGGACGGAAACATCCCGCCGGACTTTGCCGAGTTCCTGCTGGCCTCCACCGCCGCTCAAGCTGCCACGGACGTTGAGTCCCTCATGTGGACCGGCTCATCGCCGTTCGGAACGGGTCTCCTCTCTGACGATGGCGACTTCGATATCACCGGCGTCCGCGCTTCCCAGATGGGTGGTTTCGCTGAGTTCGACCTGACCGGCATTACCGGTGGTCCGACGCTCACCGCTGCCAACATTCTCGAAGCTCTCGACGGCGTCTTCGCCGCCGCCGCCGCTACGCCCGGAATCTTGAACAAGCCCGGATGTGGATTCTACATTAGCTACGAGGCCCACGCCTTCTTCCAGCAGGCCATCGCCGCTCAGGGTACGGACATGGGTTATAACCGCGACCTCAAGACGGTGACCTACCTCGGCTACCCGGTTTACCCGACCGCTGGCATCCCGAACACCGCCGACGTTATCGCCTTCACCTACCCCGACAACATCGTGGTGGCCAGCAACGCGTACACGGGCAATGAGTCCGCACGCATCATTCCGGTGTACCAGTACGACGGAAGCGACAACGTCAAGGTGTCTATGGACTTCGCCCTCGGTGTCAACGTTGCCGTTCCTACGGACGGAGTTGTTGGATTCGACTTCACTGCCTGATAGATGGCTTGTACAATCACCCTCGGCCGCGCGCTGGATTGCAAGGACGCCCTCGGAGGCTTGTCGAAGATTTTCTTCGTCAATGACTTCGCGGCTGGCCTTGTGACCGCCGCGGGGACGGGTGACGGTACGGCAGGATCCGCGACCGTTTCCACCTCTGCGGGGGAGACGTTCACGATTACGGACCTCCCGACGATGACTGTGCTTCAGTACGACCTTCGTCCGGACCTGTCGTCCTTCACCATCAACGTCCAGTCGGACCCCGCCACGGGCGCATCGCTCTTCGAGCAGACGCTCAACGTGGTCCTTCAGAAGCACCAGGAACAAGACCCCGAGCAGCTCCGCCTCATTAGCCGGAACCGCTCTCAAATCTTTGTCTTGGACAACAACGACAACCTGTTCCTGTTTGGAGCC